GCCCAGCGGTGCCGTGGAGCAGCTCTGCCCACACGGTCGCGTTGCGGTAGACGAGACTGCCCTGCTCAGTCAGGATGCTGCGCAGCGCATACTGCGTGTGGTCGTTGTCGCTGAGGCCAGCCAAACTACCATGATCTATGGTAGTGTTGAAATCAGCATGAGATATAACACGCCACTCGTCCTCAGACCAATCATAGAAAATGAAATAGTCATTGAATGCATTGATAGTCTCAACATTGTAATGATCGATGCTAGGAAGCTGGCTTGTCCACGCTGGAGAAAGACCATGACCAAGAGTGGATAGAAGCTGACCAGAAACACCGTGATGCAACACATGCCACAGAGTGCCATCAAAATACATAATGTCACCAGTCTCAGCAGTGCCGACTGCATAAACATATGGATAGATGTGGCGAGCATTATCATGCTTACCACCTGCACCAGGCTCGGTATCAAATCGCATCAAGCATCACCATCATTCGTTCTTTACTATGCACGAGATCATAATAATCAACTGCATCACGAGCATAATTAAAGACCAGATCAGCGAATTCTGTATCATCAAATAACTTAACAACCAACGATTCAACCGATGTGTGGTCATAAGGATTGACAACAAGATCTGGAAACAATCTATGCGAAGCATCAACACGGTCGCTGCATATAGTAGGAACGCCAAGAGCAGCAGCTTCTGCAATACCGCGCCCAAATGTTATATCGGGAGGAAGATCGATATTACAATAAGCCTTTGATAAAATGTTGCGTATATAACTAACATAGTCACATTGATGAACAACATTATCAAAATACAAAGATAGATCTATGTTGGGCGGAACATTACTACCAGCGTTACACAGTATCCGGCGAGCGCGGATGTTTCGAAGAGCATAGTAATAAGAAGACCATGTGGCCTTATATCGATGATATTGACATGTAACTGTTATAGGATCTCCGGGAACACGAGACATCATTTTGAGCAACTCTACGTTAACAGGATGAGGGATAACGTGGACTTTGCAACCGAGAAAATGCTCAAGATTCTTTGCACCGAGTGATTCAACATGGAACAAGTGATCGGCCTGTAACAACTGATGACGCAAGTCAAGAGGATTAATATTCTCCCACATAGAAGTAGCATAATCAACATTGGCAATAAGTTGCGTAGAACTATTGTAACCAAGTGACTCGCGAATTGCCTCGATGTAATTGTGATGGCCTGGAGTGAAGTTGACATGAACAACATCATACTTTTCAAGAACCGAGCGAGACAACGTACAACTATGATCGGCAACAGATCCATCGTTTCCAAATACAGAAAGCCAGCAATACAGGCCTGGCTTGATAATCGGAAAATTCAGATTTGGAATACTATCAGAAAAAAGTAGATAACTGGTCATGTGATCGACCAGCTTATCTAGGAAGCTTATACGCGACGATGGTGCCAGCTAGACGAGATCCAGCAACATCAACCAGGAGGTGACCTTTCTCGGTAGATGAATTCTGTACCTTGAATCTCGATGTGTCAAGTGGGCCGATGACAACATTTTCGGCAGCTCCAGTGAGAGATGTCCACTCGATATCACCCATACCAGATCTCATACCATCACCAGCTTTAACGGTGAGTGTATCATCCGTAGATGAATCAGATATCACGGCACGGAATATTAACTTACCACCTTCACCAAGATACGACTCTTCTACATAGAAGTCACTGGTAGTAGAACAATTGAAGGCCTGATAAGTTTTCTCGGTAGGGAACGGCTCATCGTCCCAATCGAGAACTTGAACAGGTATTTCGGTTCGAGCCATTTATACCACCCTCGCGGTAAGGACAGCAAGCGCACTTGATCTAGTAACCTTGACACCATACACATGAAGTCCTTTAACAGCGTCAGCAAATCTCTTCTCAGGTTTATATGCGACAACCTCATTGACAGAATCAGCGAAAGTAACTGCCATGGGATGTCCAGCAATGATTTTATCCTGAGTCTTTCCAGCGTCTCCACCAGTGCCAGCAGCGGTCGGAGTGTTGTTAGATTCGAATATATTGAATCCAGCGGCTCTCTTTACTATGCCATTAAGCAATGCGTCGCCAGCAGCAGGACCATTGAATGACGCAAACCGAGAGTCAGCAGCCAACTGGTCAGAGAACCACGGGGGAACAATTGCCCATCTACCTTCGTATGGAACATTGGATTCTGTTAGTTTTGTTCTAAGATCAAGCAGATAGTCATACGCAGTAGTTCCGAGAACAGCGGGAACAGGCACAATAGCAGATGCATTTGATCCAACTGCGTTAGAAGCAGAAGCTCCAGCTACCATGGCAGCAGCTATGATTTGATCAGCAGTATCAGCCAAATTATACGCAGCCTGTTTCATGGCACCATCCATCAATACGACAGCAGACTGTGCTTTCACGACATCATCAATAGCGAAATTGAAGTACTTCGCATTATCGGCAGTGAGTGTAGTGGCAGCATCGGTAAGAGCTTCTGGATCAGAGATATCGGTATCTGCAACATAGTCACCGATTGTGATATCTCCGATAGAAGTTATTTTAACGGTAGATCCTTTGCCCTTGAGATCACCTTCATAATCTCGATTAATAACACCGACTTGACCAAACACCAAAGCCTTCTGCAAATTCTCAAGCAGCCTGGCACCCCACACCGTACCTATGAATCCATCCAATGACATCTAATAATCAACCTCACTTAACTGAACCAGCCTTTAGCTGTGTTTGAATATTTTCCCAGTCCTTGTTTATATCAGTCGCACTCATAGATGACAATTCAGCACGAGTATATTGTCTCTTAGTCGCATCAACGATAGGAGGACTGGTGGCCCCACCGATAGATTGAGCTGGTCCAATCGCCTTGACCAACGACTCAGCAGACAACTTGATAGCAGACTCGTCCGAACCTTGTATGAAAGGAATTAACCCAGGAGGAACTTTCAACTCAGACGCGACTTTATCACGAATAACGTTAATCGAATCAGCGCGATTCTTGTCACGTTCCAATTTAAGTTCATTCTGAAGTTCATCTACCTTTGAAACAAGAGCACTGAGCTTAGAGTCAGAATCCAGAGTAGCACTTCTGGTCTGCCTATCCCTAGCAAGGCGCTCTGAAACAATTCTATCTACATCAGACTGGGTAAATTTCTTTTCGTCATCAACCATTTGAACCACCGATTGTTACGGTATCGTAAACCTAATCATTAAATGGTCTACCTAATATTTAGAGTTATTCATGTCGATGAGAGTCCAGTGCCTTCTCACACACGCGTTCTATAAAATAGACCATCTCACAATTCTTCTTCAACATTGCATTATGATCGCGCTGCATGAAGATTATCATCACGGTAAGCAAGAACGCAGTAAGACCCTGCTGTTCCAATATACTACCAAGCAACACAACAACTTGATCTTCGATAATAAACATCACCTACTTAACACCATCGATTTTGTCAATCACAGGATTACCAGTCAACTCAGGCTGACGGTTCCTGCCAGGGATAAGATCGTCGCGAGGCTGACTACCATCCAACGCATCAGTAGAAGATATTTCCCTGGGGGGATCGCGAGGCTCACTCTTCATTTGGTCAAGTTCAATCTCGGCATCTCTTATTGAACATCGATCAAGTCTCATGATAGCACTACGCTTAGACGTAAGCCCACTATTCTTCCGAGTCTGTTCTATAACAGCTTCTTCGCGTGGGTCTGATGGAAGTCCATCTTGCCAATTTATCTTATTCAACTTAACAACAACAGATCCTGGAATCCTGCCATTGACATCGAGAATTGATGCAGCATTGATAGCACGTTTAACAGTGTTATCAAATCTGAGTCTTATGCGATTGGTTCTGGCAAGAGGACGAACAAGCAATCTACGGAACTGGGCTGATCCAGTTGGAGTAACACCGCGACTGAAGTCACCGATTGCGGCAGGAGAAAGATCTGTTACACCATAAAGCATGTCAGTGATTTTGTCCATCTCTTTGAAACTGGCATCAAGTTTTCCATCCCATGTAATGTAAGTAGGACGCTCTTCATCTTTCTTGATAGGAAAGAACCTACCACCGACACGCAATACATCTTCTCCAGTCTCAGGATCTGTGGTCAACATGTTATCAGGACCAGCCATGGACGGGCGAGCATGGATGTCAAGTATGGAAGAAATGCGCTGGATGCGACGCTCAAGCTCATGAACAAGATCTTCCATGTCATTGAAATCGCTAAGTCCATGACATGTTCCTTCCTCGCGGATATTAGACACGACAAACACAAGTGGATAAGAAACACCAGTATGAACAACTGGAGGAACAGACGCATATCTATCAACAACAGTTAACGGAACCTCATGGTCGATGATACTACCATTCATCCAGAATAAGCGACTCGTAATAACACCAGGCTGGTGTATCTCAACTCTAAGCAATTTTGCATCGCTGGTACCAATTCTAGTTGTGAACGTCCACGCAAGAACATGCGCAGTATAAGACCAAACGTTATCAGGATCTACAACAGGGAACCATATGCTAGGATCAACTCTTTCAATGAGTGATCCAGGTGACATGCTTGGGGAACCAACGAAGCGAACTTTGCATATACCATTTCCAAGTGAAATGAAATCTTTGCACACATCCCATAGCATTACATTAATGTCAGATCTATCGGAGATGGAATCAATTTCACTTTGTTCCACCTCAGTAGGTGGAGTGAGAACGGGAGGTTCACCAACGAGAAAATCAGAATAGACATCAACAACTATCTTGAACCAATTAAAAGGCAACTTCTTGTAACCATAATATCCCTTGAAGAACGTTGACAATAACACATCAGCATCTTGCAAGTCCTGCAAGTCCCACAGATCAGACCAAACGAGATGATGCTTACCTTCGAATAAATTTCTATATTTAACATACGACGCAAGCCTAGCATCCTCCGACTTGGGAGGGAATGGCTGGTTGGGAGAAAGCCACGTTAGATCAGTCAGCATAATAAACAACACACCGGTTTAATATTTACATCTTCGCATTGGAAATAAACGCAATGTTATCGACATCAGGACACAATCGATATCAGCCGACACCAAGAATAATATCCCTGGAATTTCTGGACATGGGCGGGGTAAGTGAATGAAATGAAACGAAATGCAATGAATATAATGAAATGAATGAATAGAATGATTAGAATGATAGTAATAAGAATGAATAGAATGATAGTAGTAATGATGAAGATAGTGAGAAGGATGGTGATGATGGTGGTGATGATGGTGAGGATGAGGAACAGAGAGAGAGTATAGTAGTATGTAGTAAGCAATGAACAACATCACATACTACACACATTATCTATACATCACAATGAATTAACAATATAACGCAATGCATCCACAGGATGATCATTGACTTTCATAGGCATCTCATTACCAGATGGACTCGAACTCTTATCCCATGTGTAATTCTCAATAGACCATATCAACCAAGGACAACTCGAACATATGAACAAGTCTCCGCGAGCAAGCATTGATGCAATAGATCTGATACCAGACAAAACATCATTGCGAGCACTACCAGCCTTGCGCATCCCATCGCGCTGTAACTGAAGAATGAATGAAGCAGCAGATGGATCGACTTCAATGGAAGTCGGATACCTTGGCAAACCAACTACTCTCGGCTCAGGCCGGATGCTCGCGGCGCTCGCACGGCTCGCGCCGTGCGAGCGCCGCGAGCATCCGGCCTGAGCCTCGACGGTTCCTACTGTTGCACACTCTCCTCCTCTTGGGGGAACAGACGACAATGTACTACCAGCTATGAACTGGGCGAGATCATAAGAATAATCACCATCAGTTTTTTGCAATCTCTCAGCAACCGAATCCCAATAATACTCGCGAGTGGCATACCAAACTGGCCGATGTCTACCAGGAACAACATACTTCTCAAGCATGATAAACGAAGTTGGGTTGTGAGTTCCATAGTCTGCACCAACACGAACTTCAATCAACTTAGCAGATGATGGAGGAGAAGACACAACGTGCCGAGCGCGATCAAACAACTGAAAGACAAGCCCAGTGGCACTTACCCAATTACCAAGAATATATCTATCATAGAACACAGTACCAATCGGATACTCTGAAATCAAATCTGCCTTGTACTGAGAATCAATCCACGGATTGTCATCAAGCGTAAACTTCCATGTACGCATATTCAACTCATGAGATCGCTGTATGAATCTGCGATATAGATAATGTGTGGGTGAACCAGCGTTACACGTTCCATAAAGACGATTACCTGAGTCAGATAGACGTGATAACAGCATGTCAGTAAATGATTCTGGTATAGTAGTCCACTCATCAACGTATGCAGCAAGCAACGACTCACCTTCTATCCTCTCATATGAATCTTCCTTGTCAGCACCTTCCATCCAAATCGTCCGTCCTAATATAGTTACTTCTTTTAAAGTCCTCCTAAAGTCAACATTCCTATCACCTATTAGTCTTTTTATATCTTGTATCACGTTCCTATAAAGACTGTTGATGGTATTACCAACCATCAACATGTTTCCATCTGGCAATGAAACGATATCATGCAACCACTTTATATTCACGCCATTGGTTTTACCAGATCGGACTGACCCATAGAGAAGATTAATCCTAGCTGGCTCAGTCAGTATGAACTGAGCCTGCTTCCCCACTGGACATTGAAACTCCATTATTCACAACTCCGTGATTAACATTAAGATTCATCTGCTTGAACAACGCGATGAGAGCAGACTTAGCTTGATCATCTGTCTTTCCAGTCTCAACTGCGAACTTATCGACAGTGATACCAAGAGCGACACACAAATCTCTAATGTCCTTAGCTGGTAAACCATCTCTTTGTAGATGGCGTTGGATCTTATCGATAGCAAATGACAACACTTCCTGACGCTTCTCTGAAGCAATATAACGACTATATTGAGTATATCCATCATCGACATTTTTATCTCTCCACGTAAGCCGTTTAGTGACCTCTTCTGAAAGTTCCTTCTTATGTCGAGCAGCGACCCTCATGACACACCCTCGGTCACGCCCAACTATCTTTCCAATCTGATAAGCATTCCTACCCTCGAATAGAAATCCGAGAATCTTAGTCTCCTCTTCGGGAGTTAAATTTCGTCTAATTTTTTGAATTACCTTTGTCTTACCTGGCGGAACAACATCACTCATAATGCAAAACCTCCAACACGAAAACGAGTCAGTCCCAACGGGGCAACATCTCCTGATGGTGGTCTGATGACTTGATGCGTCTGATGGTTTGTGGTGGGTATCTCTGTAGTATTTTTTGTGTTTTTTACATAGGAATTATACAGCAATTGGCATCATTGACATCAACTCATCAGACCGATATCAGCAGACATATGCGCTTGTTGATGTGGGTTTCATTGGGCAACAGTCTCGTCTTTTATAGTGAGTTGCCGAGGAAGAGTCTCATTAAGAACGATCCCAAGATACATGTCACCACGAACCGTATGTTTAACAGTGATACCTTGTGTCTTGAGTATCTGCTTAACTCTGCGATTACTGTACGCATACAATCCTTCGGATTCACAGAATGATTTATATCGTTCGTAAATGACGGAAGTCAATTCGCACCCATCGGTAGGTTTCAATATAGTGCATCCTTGTGTTATGTAAGATAGCAATGAATTGCATTCCACTTTGTATTCATCCGTAGCGGCTCTCACACTATCTGGTGTGTGCAACCCATTGGATTTAAACATTTGGTAGCCATCGAGAATCCAGTTGAGTATGCCAGGTAACTCAGTACGAAGTTTAGCCTCAAGTGATCTGTCCTCTCTACCAACAAATGAAACTGTAAATGGTATAATTCTAACTCTGTCCCATGCGCCAGTTGTAGTTTCAGTAATCACAGGTTTGTTATTTCCAGCTATCCATAACTTTGCTTCTGGTAGATATTCTATTTGCCGTTGATGAAGAGTACGACACCTAATGGGATCGTTGCCGGTGAGCGGTTTCATGACTTCCATATCGAACCTGGCATTATCATCAGGCTCGACAGCGGTGACAAATCGTGC